GTAGTAGGTATTTTAGATTATATTTTTAGCAAGAATAGTGCCCAAGTAGCGGAGTTTGATGCACAAGTTAGTCAAAATACAGCCACAGTAGAAAATGCTATAAAAGTATGGGCCAAATATGGAGATACTTTATCACTAGCTGGTCAAATTGCTAAAGGTAATGCTTTGGGACAATTAGCTGAAGATGTAGGAGGGCTAGCAGATAAACTAGAGCGTGCAGACGCAACCGCTGGTTGGTTTGACACGTTTATGGACGGTTTCAAGGTAGCTGTAGGCAAAGGTTTAAAAGCCGATTTTGCAAGTAGTGTAGCTGCCAACTTAGCACAGCAATTAAAATTAATTCCTGAAGGCCCTTTAAAAGCGGCAGCAGAAGAAAGATTAAAAGAAGTATTAAAAGTTGGCAATCTAAGCGAAGCTGCAATGAAAGAGGCTTTAGGAGCTGTTTTCTAATAAAGAAATAGTTGCTCGTGGAAGAGAGGCTGAAAAACAGTTGACTGCATTAAGTTCAAAACAAAAACAAACTGCTGTAACTCTTAAAACAGTTGAAGAGGCTGTAAAAAACGCTAACGACAGGTTTAAAGAATTAGGACAATCTTTACAAGCAACTGACCCAGTATCCAAATTTGGTCGGGAGTTAATGACCGTAGGTATGGAAGTTAGTAAGACTTTTACCGATGCTGCAACAACAGTAGGAGCACTAGAGGCATTATTAAATAAAGAAATGGTTGTAGGTTTATTAGGTCCAGGGGCTTTTGAAGAATTAACTAATATTAAAGCAGTTCTACCCGAAATTAGTAAAAATATTGATAAGTTTACTGTAGACATTACTCAGACACAGACAGCTTTAGAAGCTCTTTCTAACATAGACTTAGAAAGCGCCACCCAAGAAACAATTACAGCTATTGATGCAGAAAAAACAAAATTAAGCCAGAGATTAGGCACTCTGACAATTATGTTTAGATTCTAATAAGTTAAACTTTCAAGCACTTAACGATCAGTTAAATAAAATCGTTGGTAGTGCTATTAGCAAAGGCTATGCTTTGGTTGAGCGTATGGCAACTGCTGCACAAGCGCAAGCAGCTTTAACAATTAGCAAAAATTTATTATCAGGTTTAAGTGGCCCTGGAATATCTAAAGCAATGGGACAACTTAATATTGAAGATATTAAAATTCAACAAGAACAAAATAGTATTATGACTAGTTTAAATAATACTATGTTACGTGCAAATGCTTTAAAAGAACGTGAATTAGCAGAATCAGGTATAAAAGACTTGCAAGAAAAAGCCAAAAAAGGTCCGTTGACTAATGATGAACTTACAAAACTTAAAAACTTCCAAGGAACTGTAGCAGGAGTAGATATTGTTACTGCCCGAATGGATGCTAATAAAGGAATCTCTAAGCAAGAGATGGAACGCATGACTCCTCAAGCGCAAGCGCAAGCTGCATCGTATGCTACAAGTACTCAGGGTGCGCGTGCAACTAATGCTGCCTTAAGTGCTAAAAAACGTATTGAAGAAAATAACATTGAACTTGGCAGTTTAAAAGAAATCAGAGATGAGCAGCTTAAGTTAGAGCAATCTAATGGTCGTTTAATTGATTTAAAGAAACAACAGCAGGATCTTACTTTAGGCATCTATGAATTTTTAAATGATTCACAGATGGAATCGAAGCTACAATTAGAAACTGATAAACAAGGTAAAGATCAATTACTTGCAAAAAGAAGTTTACAAGACGATATCTATGGTATTGTAGATAGAATAGCAATTGCTCAGCGAAACGAAGATAAAGCTTCCGTAAAAGCTTTAAACGAGTTACGTGATTCAAAATACAAACAAATTGATTTACTAGATGAGCAGCAAACTAAAGAAGGTCAAATTTTAACTATTCAACAAGCTCAAGCAAAAATAGCTAATGAGTATAAGCGAATTAACGCACTTGCACGAGACAGAATTAACTTAGAACAGCTGCAAAGAGATACTGAAATAGATGCTATTAATAATCAGATGGAACTATTAGGTGTACGTGCTCAAGTTCAAATAATGCACCCAGATGAAATAGCTGCTCAAGAGAAATCTTTGAAGATGAATCTGTTATTAAAGCAATCTGAAAATGACAAAGCAAAAGCAAATGAAACTTATGCAAGCACGGTTAGAAAAATTGCTGAAGATGAGAAAACAGCTAAACTAGATGTAGAAAACTACGACAAAGAGTCTTTTGATAGAAGACGTACTAATGCAGATACTTACTGGAACTGGGAGCTTACTCGTATTAATCAAAACAACGACGCAAAGAAAGCAAGTATTGATTTACAATACTCCCTAAACGATCGCATGAAATCTTACGAAGCAACTTTTATTAAGACGTTTGGTGCTATGGCTGATGCTATTGTACAAATGGTAACTACTGGTAAAGGAAGCTTTAAAGACTTGATTAACAGCATGATCGCTGACTTAATTCGTTTTGAATTACAGCAACAAATGATGGCAGTATATAAGGGTAACGGTGTTGGCGGTGTAAAAGGCATATTTAATATGTTCACAGGAATGGGCCGTATTGATAACTCTATTGCTAATTTCACAGCTTCCGGTCAATCTTTGACAAGTGCAAAAGGTAATGTATTTGACGTAGGTTTGATGAAGTTTGCCAAAGGCGGTACATTCACTAATTCTGTTGTTGATTCGCCTACTATGTTTAAGTTTGCACAGGGTGCAGGTGTAATGGGTGAAGCAGGACCAGAAGCTATTATGCCCCTAAAGCGTGATAGCAGCGGTAACCTGGGTGTTCGCTCAGATAGTGGCAGCACAAAAGTTGATGTAGTTGTTAACAACTACTCATCTGAGAAAGCAACTACTACAGAAACAGTTGACTCTAAAGGCAATCGTAAGATTGAAGTTATTGTTGGTGACATGGTTGCTGACCAACTTAGTCGAACAGGCTCTGCTTCTCAACAAGCCTTAACAAGTAGCTACGGACAGCGTCCCTCAATGGTAAGGAGATAATATATGCCAATTGCATGGCCAGCAACATTGCCGCAAGTGCCGCAAAAGGGTTTTCAGGAGACTGTGGGTATTAATATCATCCGCAGTCAAACTGATGCAGGCCCAGCTAAGCTAGCGTAGGCGAGCAAGTCGTCCTAATGAAATGACTCTTTCTTTTATTATGACAACCACACAGTGTGATCAACTAGAAACATTTGTTAAAGATACTATCAAAGGTGTAAGTCGTTTTACATTTCCACATCCTAGAAAACTTGGTACTACAGTAGATGCCAGAATTATTCCTGGTGGTAGTGGTGAATTTTTTACACTTCAGTACCTTGCACCAGGTTTTTGGACTACTAGTTTAAAAATGGAAATAATGCCATGAGTCGTTTAACCCGATTGTCTCCACAAGCCATACGTGCAATGTATGGCTCGGAAACAGATCAAGCAATAATTATGCTTTTAACTGTTTTTGATCCAGTAAATAATATAGCAGTTGTTGGACGTATTGCTGACAGTTTTACTGGTAGATTACCAGCTTTAACTACTGAGCTTGAAATAGTGTATGGTGTAACTAGTCGAGGCAACGATTACTATTTTTTACCAATGGAAATAGTATTACCAGGCGAACAAGAAGCAGGCGTAGGTCAGTGCAGCATAACTTTAAACTATGCTTCACCTGACCTTATTGCCCAAATTCGTAACACTCTTACAAAACCAACAAAAATATTATTAGAGCTAGTACTATCTGGCTCACCCGATACTGTTGAAGCTAGTTTCGCAGATTTTTATATTACCAGTGTAACTTATGATGCAGATAAAATTAGCTTAAGTTTAGATATGATTAATCTAAGCAGAGAGCCGTTTCCCTGCTATAACTTTACACCTGGTTATTTTCCAGGACTATTTTAATGAACTATGATAAATATATTGGTCTGCGTTACAAAGATAACGGCAGAGATATTGATGGAATAGATTGCTGGGGACTTGTTCGTCTTTACTACAAAGAAGAATTAAATATTGATCTACCAAGCTATGTTGACGAATATACTGGCCCTTATGACACTAACGTCACAAGGGCTATTAGTCTTTATAAGGACTCATGGAACAAAACTACTACCCCTGCACCAGGTGACGTAGTATTATTTAATATCTACGGAGAACCTGCTCACGTTGGTGTTTATGTAGGTAACAACAAATTTTTGCACTGCCGCGAAGGTCGCGACAGTGTGGTCGAATCGCTAGCCAACATTAAGTGGAACAAACGTTTAGACGGCATTTATAAATACAGCGAAAACAAACAAATTGAAGTTGTGGGCAGACCTCACCCACTAAAAACAAGCGTATATCACGAGTGGACAGTTGCAGGTACAACTGTTGATAGACTTTGCACTATTCGTACAAAACAAATATCATCTTAGTCCAGAGTATACAGATAGATTAGTAATTGTAGTTGATGGTGTTCCAATTGCCAAAGAAGATTGGGCCACTACAGTTGTAAAAGCAGGACAAGCTATTGCGTATAGAGCAGTGCCACAAGGTCGCGATACGTTTAAGATGTTGCTTATTCTTGCAATTGTTATTATAGCACCCGAGTTCGCTGGTGAGGGAATTAAAGAAATTGGAATGGAAGGGTTAAAGCTAACAGGCTTTACTAAAACTGCTGCTACCATGGCTATTTCCGCAGCAGGTATTGCATTAGTAAATGCAATTATGCCTGTACGTCAGCCTACAACTAATGATCCTGGCAGCGCTAATGGTTTAAATCTATTTTCAGGTACAAGCAATCAAGCAAACAAATTCGGACCTATTCCAGTTGTTTTAGGCAAAGTTAGAATGACAGCAATGTTAGGTGCAGCGCCTTATATTGAAACTATGACAGATACAACTATTTTAAATCTGTTGCTTACTTGGGGTTTTGGTCCGCTACAAATTACGGATCTTTGCGTTGGCGCAAACCGTCTTGAAAATTTATATCAAGGTTCGGCTATGTCCTTACCTAAACCTCAAACACTATACGGCCGTCCAGAAGAAGATCAAACAGCGTTTAATTCCTTATACGGTTCAGATGTAGAGCAGGCTCCTGTAAAATCTGTTGAACTTGTTAATAATGCTACAGACGGGAATCCTTGGCAGTACATTTATTTTAATCAAGAGTCTACACGTGTTGACGTAGCACTTACTTTTCCAGTAGGTATGCGTACTATTAATAAAAAAGATGGAAAAATTACGGAAGCTACTGCTGGAGTTCAAATGCAGCTTGGTACTTATAATGGTACTACTTGGAATTTTGAAGATACTCCCGCGTATTCTCTAGGAAACTATAATTCAAACCAGCTTAACTCAAACGCATACACAACAACACTTCTTAGACCCGGTACAGCAACCCGTTACAATAGTTCTAGTGGTGACTGGGAGGCCGTTACCTTATATCGCTATACAGTTTTTGCAATGCTTCCTGGTGGTGGTATTCAGCGCTATGATGGTGCTGCTACTGACGTTTTAAATGGTCCGCCAAGTACTACAATGATTGCGGAATATAAGTCTGGAAGTTATGCAAGTCTTATAGGAGACGGTGGTACATATACACACTTACCACTACTTCCTCCTAATTCATTAAAATTGTACACTGTGGTTATGACTAACACAGGTATAATTGAGCCTGTTACTTCACACTTAGGAAGTTATGTTGGCTATAATGGGCTTCAATTGACTCCAACACAAATAACAGAAACTGTTCAAGTTGGCGGTGGCGATGGCGTTTATGATCAAACAACCCTAACTGCTGTTAAAATCGCTATACAAGCAGGCAAAGTTTGGAATGATAATACCCCAGCAGGTCAGGTTGCAGCAACAGCAACAACACCCGTAGAAATATTTAATTCTACACAATTTACTGGTGTAAATAGTAGCTTTAACAAGTGGAGTGGTTGGGGCAGTTTGTTACAAAGTTATGCTGTACGTCCAACAAACTATAGTGGAAATTATCTAGATCAACTAGATGTGTCTAAGACCGTTAACTTTCCTAATAGCGGATACTACGATATTGAAGCTTCAGCCGACGATACAGGTACTGTAGAAATTGATGGCAAACAGATTATTACTATGCCAATGAACAGCTATAGGGAAACTCAATCAGCTTCCGTATACATAGACGCAGGTACGCATACTGTTAGGTTAACTTGTGGTAATGAAGGCGGTCGTGACATGGGTGCTGCTCTTAAAATAAGTTTTACTAAGTCAGGTTTAAACACTATATCTACAACACATACAGAAATAATATTTGGAACTTCTGGCGTGTCTAAAAATCGAAAAGATGCTTTTGGACACACACAGTATTTTACACAATTACCCAAGGCACGCTATGCTATTAGATGCCGTCGTACTGACAACGATGCAACCGAAGAAGGCGATTTCCAGAGGTACTCCAAAGTAATATTTTTTACAGCAGCTTGTTTTGATAATACACGGCCTGCTGTTAATCCGCCAGGAACTTATATTGCCAAAACTGCTGTCCGTGTGCAAAGCACAAACAAAATTAATGGTTCAGTAGATGGAGTAAATGCTTTAGTTCAAAGTATTTGTTTAGACTGGGATAAGGCTACACAAAAATGGATTAGCAGACCTACTAATAATCCTGCAAGCTTATTTGCGTATGTTTTAATGCATCCAGCTAATGCGTATAAGATAAATGCATCAGAGATGGCTACTAAAATAGACTTACCAACATTACAAACTTGGCATGAGTTCTGCGCAGGAAACAATCCTTCTAACGCTCCGTTAACTTATAATAACATTATTACTAACAGTATGAGTGTTATGGATATGTTACGAGATGTTTGCGCAGCAGGATTAGCAAGCCCAATATTTTTAGATGGTAAATGGTCTGTTGTAGTTGATAAGCCTAGAGCATATACTACTCAATATTTTACTCCACATAATAGCTGGGGTTTTGAGTCTACAAAAGCACTTCCAAGACTGCCAAATGCTTTCCGAGTAACTATTGTAGATGAAGAGCAAGCTTATCAGGCTTCTGAGCATATTATCTATAATTACGGATATAATCAGGATGGTACTGGCGGTAAAACAGCAGCAACACTATTTGAAAGTATAACTTTACCTGGTGTAACCAACGCTAATCAAGCAAGATTCTTGGCTAGGTGGCATCATGCACAATTAAAATTGCGTCCTGAGACTTATACATTAAATACCGACTTTGAATACTTAGTATGTAATCGAGGTGATGTAGTTAAAGTAAGTCACGATGTTCCACTATGGGGCGTTGCTACAGGTAGGATAAAAGCTATTACAAATACTACTACATTAGAGCTAACAGAACCTGTTAATTTAACTTATGGAAAAACTTACAGAATATTAGTTCGAGTAAACGACAAAAATAAACCCAACGGTACTACTAAAACAATAGATTTAGCAGCTACCAGCCCTACACTAGCTGCTGGTCAAACAGCTACTGTTACTACTATTAAATTAGTATCTTCAGCACCTATTGCTGCAGGTGATAGTCTAGAGGTCGATAACTTGTTTATGCTGGGTGAAATTGGACAGGAAACCCAAGAATTAGTAGTTCTAAACGTAGAGCCAACAAGCTCAACAGGAGCAAAGTTAACTTTAGTTGATTATGCACCTAGTATTTATACTACTGATTTGTCACAGTTAATAACATACAATCCCAACACTAGTTTAGCTAACAACGATATTGTTAAAATGAGTATTATTGAAGCACCAATAATTGCACAAGTAACTAGTGACAGCGTATTAAGTGAGGCTATTTCTGGCGGAACATATCAGAACGTTGTATTAGTTAGTTTTTCAAACCCTACTGGATTAAGTAACCAAGCAGAGCAAATTGAATCACAAATCATTCGTGGCAATAGCGATTTTGGAACTACTAGTTTAACAGAGCTATATCGTGTTGACAAATCAGTTAGTAGTTTAACAGTTAATGGATTAACTACTGGTGATGTTTATAAGATACGAGCACGTTACAGTAATAAATCTGGTACTGTTGTAGGACCTTGGTCTGATACTTATTGGTTTACAAACGTTGGTAAAACACTTACTGGATCTATTGCACCACTACTAACTCTAGATTTAGACAAAACTGAGATTGTTGTAACTCCAGACCCTGCCTTAAAAACGCCTGATTTTGCTACGTATGAGTACAGATTGTATAAAGATACAGGTGTAGAAGATTTCTGGGAATTAACTCCAAATCCAGCAACAAATAATATCACAGTTATACAAAGTCTAGGTGTAGCTAGGTTTGATCTTCGTAAACAACCAAGACCCAGACTTTCAGCAGCGGGGGTTACTTATCGAGTGGCCTGCAGAGCAAAAGATGGGCAAGGCAATTACAGTACTACAAGTACTTTAGGAACAATAGTTGTTAAAACTATTATTTAAAGGATAAGCATGGCGGCATTTTTATACCCAGGCGTAAAATCATTACAATTGGTATTAGATAGACCATATGACACTATTAGAACTACAGATGTTAGAGATGACTTAGTAGCAGTAAAAGTATGGTACTCATTAACTACTGGATTTAATCCTAATAACGGGGAAGGCACACTTGTGCCTTTCTGGCAATAGCTTAAACGTAACTATTCCTAACTTAACTCCTAATACTCGGTATTACGTAAAGTACGCTTTTATTAGTGCAATTGACGAAGATGAAGTAGATCCCGCGGGCCCGACAGGCCCTGGGTCTTATACAGTTTCTAATCAGCTAACAGCCGTAGTGCTTGAGGAAAACATAAGTGTCTACGGATATTTAACAAACGATCCTACTCCTATTGTTACTGCAACTGATGGTACTGGTGGAAACTTTAGCCAAGCTACTGGTGTTTTTAAGGTTTTTAACTTAAGTACTGAAGTAACTGGTGGAATAAACCTTCCTCCGTTTGGAGCAAGACCAGTATACTCTATTAAAGCAGGAAGTGTTGACAGTATTGTTGGAGCAACTATAGATGCCACAACAGGCGTTTATAGCTGTACTGGTTTAACAGAAGATGGCGGCAATGTTACTTTTAAGGCTGTTTATAACGGTGTTACAATAGAGCAAGTGTGGAACGTTTATCGTGCATTAGCAGGTGAGACCGCACCACTAATTCAACTCAGTACACCCAACAAAGAATTTATCTACAAAGATCAATTTGCTACAGTTTCTCAAACTCCTTCGACAACGGTTACAGCTCGCTTAGTTAACTTAACGGGTACGCCTACAATTTACAGTTCAAGCTTTTGCACGCGATAATACTACTACACCTATTGGTAACATTGCATTTACTCAAGGCACAGGAATAAATTCAAACAAAATAACAATTACACGTGCACAGTTTGACGCTTTAGGAATAACAGTTGGTACTGCAGTAGTTACTGCTACACTTGGTGACGTAAACGATGTTTTAACTCTTTATCGTATTAATGACGGCACAGAACAAATTACAGTTTACTTATCAAATGAATCTCATGGAATACCTGCGTATACAGATGGAACAACTACTGCAAGTAGTTATGTTGGTAGCGGTACCAATATTCAAGTCAAGCAAGGTAATACATATTTAGATGTAGATAACAACAGCCCTTTTGAAAACGGTACTTGGACTGTAAGCACTATTACTGCAAATGGTATTGTGTGCGATACAACTCCGTCAGTTGGTGGTAATTATATTGATTATGATCGTCACGCATCTATGGACAATGCCCTAGACGTTGCCACTATCGACTATACAATTACTGGTAAAACAACTACCGGAGTAGCTTTTAGCATTGTAAAGCGTCAAAGTTTTACAAAATCAAAAGAAGGCGTTGCAGGTGCTACAGCACGATCAGTTAATTTAACTTCTGCTAGACAAGCTTTTATAACTGAGAAGAATACAACTACAGTAACACCAGATACAATTACACTAACAGCCACTCCAAGTAATTTTGTTACTCCAACATATACTTGGTTAGTTGACAATGTCGTTCCAGGAGTAGAAATTGGAACAGCTAGCGGCAATACTTTTATACTAAAGAAATTTAATCCACTTGGTGTAAAAACAGTAAAAGTAACTGTTTCCGAAGGCACCTTTAGCGTATTTGATACATTTTCTGTGTATAGTTATCGCGAAGGCGATGATGCTTTTATAGTTGGTTTAAAAAATGAAAACCAAAATATTAGTTGTGATAGTGCTGGACAAGTTATTGCTGGGCAGTTTCCTTTTACAACACAAATGTACGCAGTATTGGGAGGAAGATTTTTAACTAGCACTTCAATACCTGGACCAATACCTACATTTGCGCCAGTTAGTTACAATGGTGGAAGCGCTTCTACTTATAGAATAGATGGCGATGGTGTTATTACAATTGATAGCTTGGATGAACAATTTGGCGAAGCCGTATTTAGCGCAACCGTAAATGGCGTTACATTAACTAAAACACTAAACTTAAATAAATCTTTTGACGGTGCAGATGCTTCTGTTGTTAATGTTACAGCAAGCACACAAGCATTTATTGCTGCAAAAAATACTGAAGTAATTAGTCCTTCAACAATCACATTAACAGCTACTGCTTTCAATGTTGGCGC